GCGAAGGTGTGCGACTTGGAGTCGTTAGACGCCTGCATTACCGCAGACGACCGCGCGTATAACCTCGCTATCAAGCACTGCGCCGCCGCCATCCGTGCGCGAGTTTAAAATATATTTTCAAGCATCTATTGACTTTTGTACGTGCTTTATGTTACCATGTATGTACGTGGATAACCACGCCAAGGAGACTCAAGTGCCTAAAGAATACCGACTCGTAAAAACTTGTGCCGCGGATGGTTCAGAGACTTTCTCATCCGAGGTCAAAACCTTCCTATCAAGTGGTTCCATTTTTTGGGAATATGTTCCTGGTAGTATGGCCCTTAATGAAGCCGTTGCGCAGAAGATTTATAAGAACCTTTGCAACGGGGCTGTCGTGGGTAAAATTGTCCTTCACGGTGAAGAAGATGTATGAGTATGAAAAGTGGCAAGCTCGCCAGCAACGCTACCATAAAGCCCAGGACATTATCATTGCCTTTGGGGCATTACTTCTACTCATTTGGCTATTAGAATGGGTAAGTACAAAGATCTAGACGGGTTGCTGTGGCAGGCGATGAAGGTCAGCCGCCCGACCACTACAGTCCATGTTGCCACTAAGCCCGAGGTTCGCCTTGGGTTTGATGCTGATAGGTTTAGGTGGTATTTCAAGAATCGTGAAGGCCGTTCCATTCAGGAGTGGCGCGATATCATCGACAAGGAGATCCTTCGTGAGAACGCCGAACATCCAACGGCCAGTGAAACTAACAACGAACCTTCCTGAGGATGTTCGGGTCAGGTTGGACCTGCATCTTTACAGTGAAATTGAGGGGCGGATACCTAAGGGGGCTTACTCAGCCTTCCTCATTGATCGCATCAGGGAATTCTTTGATGCCGCCCGCATGGACCTTCATACTTATTTTCCACACCTGCCTGAGGGTGAATACGTATTGCGGGGTCCAGTAGAAGTTATCGGTAAGCTTGCTGTTTGCTTGGAGAACAAGTACCATGTTGAACGCTGAAATTACTAACAAGCTGGCGATCTGGCGACAAAAAGCCGCCGCCGGCACCATCACACAGGCTGAGATGCGCGAGGCTATCATCCTGTTGCGAGAGTCCAGGCGGTCGGCCGCGGCTGAACCGACGAAGGCCTCGCGTGCGAAGAAAGGCCCGACGAAGTCGGCGGATGACTTGCTGAGTGAATTGGGGGGACTGATGTGACAGAGATGTTTAAGCCGGATTTCGAGACTGAATGCCGCAACTGCGGTGCAAGTCCTTGTGTGGTCGTAGTAGGCCACATTCAGCCGAATACGGAGCTTTGTGGAATTTGCTTTTTTCATAACAGGTCCATGATAGATTGGACTTTGTGGAACGACCGATCCGAAGACACGGAGTAATAAGCCAATGAGACAGTTTCCAACAGCCATTGATTCAAGTTGTTTAGCCTCGTTCAAGTCATGCCCGAAGTTGTTTGACCTGAACACCCTCCAGGGGTGGAAGTCAAAGGACCCATCGGTTCACCTACGCGCTGGTGGTGCCTTTGCCGCCGGTATCGAACGCGCAAGGACAGCATTCTATGTCGAAGGTCAGTCGCCGGCGGACAGTGAAGGGGAAGGCCTCGCAGAGCTTCTCCGTTTCTATGGGGACTTTGAATGCCCCCCGGACTCGGCTAAAAGTGCTGAACGTACAGCAGGTGCCCTTGAGTTCTATTTTGATAGATACCCACTCAATGAAGATTCACCCCCGATCACTCTCCCGTCAGGAAAGCGCGGCATTGAGTTTAACTTCGTTCACCCACTTCCTATCGCACACCCTGATAGCGGCGATCCCCTCCTGTACTGTGGAAGAATGGACGCAATACTCAACTACGCGGGAGGTGTGTTTATCTGCGACGAGAAGACTGCGTCAAGTCTCGGCCCAACATGGTCCAGACAGTGGGACCTCCGCAGTCAGTTCTCTGGCTACGCCTGGGGCTGTCGGGAGTCCGGCATTCGTGTTGACGGAGTTATTGTAAGGGGTGTGTCGATCCTTAAGACCAAATACGATACCCAAGAGGCTATCTCCTACCGCCCCGAGTGGCAGATCGAGCGCTGGTATGAGGAGATGCTTGAGTGGGTTGAAGACATGGTGAGGATGTATAAGGCAGGTAAGTACCGCCACAACCTCGATCATGCCTGTGGGGACTTCGGCGGTTGCGGCTATCGCAACATCTGCATGTCGCAGGACCAGACAACGTGGCTGGAAACCTATTTCGAGCAAAGAGATTGGGATCCAATTATGCGCCAGGAGACAAAGCGGTGAAACAATGCTACGCAGACAAATCATCGTTATTGGCGACAAGACATGGACGGTTGAAAGGGAGCACTCTTTCGGCGGCAATCCTCCTGGTCACGTCGCTGTCAGTCATATCCTCTATTGCCCTCGTTGCTGTAAACAGTGGGCAGCCTTATACTTCGAGGACGAAGTTGACTGCTGGCCCCGAGCACAGTTCTGCGAGGACTGCGGAGTTACGGGTGAGTGGAACCCGGTTCCAGGTAGTTGCCTCGTCGAAGAGGGATTCGGCGTTATCGATGAGTCCCTTGTCAAAGCACTACCGCCCGAAGCCCTCGCAAGAGAATTTCGACTCACAATAAAGGCATACTCAAATGGCAAGATCACCAACGGCTCAGGCCGCCATAGATAGTAGAGACCGCGAGGCTGCATCACGAGATGATGGACTGCCGGGCAGGCCCGCCGGCGGCCGCTCAGACAACAAACCCACACACTTCCTTAGTGCATTTGATTCCACGACCGGACTCAAGGGTAGAGTGGGGAGTGCATGGTTGAAGCCTGATGGTTCAATCTCCATTGCACTCAATTCCTTCGTCAGTATTCCCGCCGGTACGGGCTTGACCCTCTGGCCTCGTAACGAGCGAGATGACCAATATGGACGCTAAAGATGAACCCTCCCTCATTGCCGGAGTCAACGTGCTGGTTGAAGGTTCCACAGGCACGGGGAAAACCTACGCCCTCGGAACTCTGGCTGATACAGGAGTTGAACTCTATTGCCTTTTTACTGAATCCGGACTGGAAACCCTCCTTGGGTATTGGACCGACAGAGGACTACCAGTTCCTAATAACGTACATTGGCACATACTTCCTCGTCCAACTGGAAGCTTTACCACCCTTGCCGAGTCCGCCAACCTCATCAACACTATGACGCAGGAATCCCTGCACAAAATGCAGGACCCAAACCGTGCAAAATCAAACCAGTTCGTGGGACTCCTACGAGCCCTCACTGACTTCCCTGATGACAGAACTGGCCAAAAATTTGGGCCAGTTGATTCCTGGGGTCCGGATAAGTGTCTCGCTGTCGATTCCCTCACAGGGATTAACCCCATCGCACTTTCTCTCGTGGTCGGGGGTAAACCAGTTAAGTCACAAGCCGACTGGGGCATCGCACAAGACCAAATCGAAAAGCTCATCCGACAACTCACTGACGGATGCAAGTGCCACTTCGTCCTCACAGCCCACGTTGAGCGGGAAATTGACCAAGTGTTCGGAGGAGTCAAGATCACCGTTAGCACCCTCGGTCGAGCACTTGCTCCAAAGATCCCGCCCATGTTCAGTGATGTCGTCCTCTCAGCCCGCGACGGCACGAAGTTCAGTTGGTCAACCGCCGCCCCGAACGCGGACCTCAAAGCCCGCAACCTCCCGATCGCGGACGGGCTCTCGCAAGACTTCTCTCAAATCATCAAAAAGTGGCAAAGCCGCGGAGGTAAATTCACGCAAAACGTCAAAAAGTAAAGTCGATTCTCGATCCACTAAACTGAAAGGTAGAAAGAAATGAGCAACTTTGATCCCTCTTTGTTCCTTGATGCGACGATCACTGAAGCCTCCACGAAGCGTCTGCCGCTCCCGGCGGGTATGGACTTCACGGGTATCATCAGCAATGTTGAATCGCGTGCTTGGACGGGCAAGAAGGACCCCTCACAGGGTGGCATCGTCGTTGATGTGACTGTGGAGATTGACCTCGAAGCTTATCCTGATACGAAGGCCCAGGTTGGTGCGCCTAAAGTCACGATGAAGGATGGCATCATGCTGGACCTGACGCCGGCGGGTACCATTGACACTGCACCGGGCAAGAACGGCAAGCTGCGTCGGTACCGTGAGGCCCTCGGGATGAACGAGGCCGGGGTGCCGTTTAGCTTCCGTGCGATGACCGGGCGGCAGATCAAGGTCAAGATCAAGCATGAGCCCTACGAGGGCGAAATCTACGACAAGATTGATTCCGTTTCGAAGGCCTAGTAGTTAGTCCATTAGAGGGGTTGTGAGCCCCTCTTTTTTTAAGGCTTGATTATGCAACTTACTGTCATTGATGTACATGACCTTACGATACCAGGTAATCGTCAACGAAAGGAGTTCAAACCTGAAGAAATTACTAAGCTTGCTGACTCAATTTCCCAGAATGGACTTATCCAGCCGCTGGTCATCCGAAGAGATGGTCCAAATTTACTTCTTGTCGCGGGCGAACGCCGCTTACGGGCCCTTCAGTACGTATGGAACTTCGGACAGAGTGTTCGTTGTGGTGAGGTTACCTTTCCTGAAGGTGCTGTTCCTTGTATTTATCAGGGGGAAATGGACCCAATTGACGCCTTTGAAATGGAACTTGAGGAAAACATAAGGAGAGTCGACCTTGACTGGAAAGAGAAAGCCGCCGCAACATCACAGCTTTACGAACTCCGCCGCCTCCAGGCTGAGCGCCGTGGCGATGACCCGCCCTCAATCGCTGCAATCGCCCAAGAAGTCCGGGGTGATAGCGGGTTCGCATACGAAGAAACCAGGAGTGAAATCCTCGTCTCGAAGCACCTCGACGACCCGGACGTACAAAAAGCCAAGTCGGTAGGAGATGCATTTAAAGTACTGAAGCGGAAGGAAGAGACTCGCAAAAATGCTGAGTTGGGCATCAAGATTGGCGCGACCTTCAATGCAAGTGTTCATACCCTGATGAAGGGTGACTGCATTGACCTGATGGGAAATATGGAGGAGAGTTCAGTTGATGTTATTCTATCTGATCCGCCTTATGGCATGGAGGCCCAGGGGTTTGGTGACAGTGGTGGTATGCTTACTATTGGGAGCCACTTTTACGACGATAGCTTTGAAAACTGGTCCCAGCTCATGCAAAGGTTCGCCGTTAGCGCCTATCGAGTTGCCAAAGCCGATGCCCACGCCTATCTCTTTTGCGATATAGATAACTTTGTTTTCCTTAAGTCGTATATGTCAGTTGCAGGATGGAAGTGTTTCCGCACGCCGCTCGTGTGGGTGAATCCCTCGGGTATGCGAGCTCCCTGGCCGGACAAGGGACCGCAGAGAAAGTGGCAGATTTGCCTCTATGCAGTGAAGGGAGAGAAGACTGTCAATAAGCTCTATGGGGATGTGCTTACTTATGGCTCAGACGAAAACCTCGGGCACCCAGCTCAAAAGCCAGTGGCCTTGTACACTGACCTCCTACGGCGATCTGTTCGGCCAGGGGACGTTGTACTTGATCCTTTCTGTGGAAGCGGCCCCATCTTCCCGGCGGCACACGAATTTAAGTGTCGTGCTATCGGGATCGAGCTGGATGATTCTGCCTACGGCATCAGCGTGAGGAGGCTCGATTCGCTGAAGTAGCCGCCGAGGCCTCGTAAGAGAAGAGGTTTTCCGGGGGAGAGATGCCGCCGGAGAAGAAAAGAGAAGAACCGGAGAAGAAAAGATGGCAACTCAGGTCAGGCCCAGCGGGCCGATACCAGCTCGGATAATGATTGTAGGTGATTGCCCCCAGGCTGATGAGGAAAGGTTTGGGGAGTACTTTCAAGGGTATGCCGGCGGCGAACTCACCAAGATGCTCCACGAAGCCGGGATCAACCGGACGGAGTGCTTCCTTACATCGGTAGCGAGAGAGCGCCCCCTTAACAACGATATCAATGCCTTTATCGCTTACAAAAAGAAAGACATCACCAAGGAACATAAACTCTTTAGGGACAAATATGTCAAGAGTCAAATCGTTTATGGGTACGACCTGCTATACAAAGAGATCAACCTCGTCAAACCGAATCTCATTATTGCACTGGGGAACGTGGCAATGTGGGCGCTTACGGGTGAGTGGGGAATCGGTAAGTGGCGTGGCTCTATGCTGGTCGCCAAGGATTTCCCTACAGTTAAAGTCATCCCCACGTATCCCCCTTATCTTATTCTGCGGGATTGGTCCTCGCGGGCGATTACCGTTCTCGATCTTCGAAGGGCCGCGAAGTATCGAAACGGCGAAGCCTATCCAACGCCCAAGTGGAACTTCATCGTTAGGCCCTCGTTCGAGCGGGCGGCATTCACACTTGATACCCTCATCCAGGTTCTCGAAACGGATTCACTGGAGATTTCGTTCGATATTGAGACGAGAGGTGGACACATTGCTTGCGCCGGGATCTCATGGTCGCCCGTGGATGCGATCTGCATCCCACTTATGTGCATCGAAAACATCGAAGGGTATTGGGGGATTGAAGAAGAAGCCGCCCTCGTCTATCGGCTCTTCAAGATACTCACGCACCGTAACGCTAAGGTTGTCGGGCAGAATCTGCTTTTTGACTCTCAGTACACGTTCAGGCACTGGCACTTCATCCCGAACGTCAACCAGGATACGATGATATCCTTCCATGTGATGTTCGCAGGGCTGCCCAAGCGGCTTGATTATCAAGCCTCAATGTTCTGCGAGTCATATCGGTTCTGGAAAGACGATGGTAAGCATTGGGATAAGAAGATGGGTGAGAACCAGCTCTGGATTTATAACCTAGAGGACTGTGTTCGTACCGCCGAGATCGCTCGGGTTGAACGGGAGTCAATCCCCAAGCTCGGGCTCGCCGATGTCCATGACTTCCAACAACAATTGTTCTGGCCGACACTCAAGGCCATGATCCTCGGGGTGCGGGTTGATAAGGCCGCCCGAGCCAAGATGGCTGATGAGTTGGCGGCGGCCCTGAAAGCCCGTGAGCATTATTTCAAGGATATCCTCGGCCACGATTTGAACCCTCGGTCATCCAAACAAATGCAGGCGCTGTTCTATGAAGACCTCAAACTTCCTGTCCAGTATAAAAGGGTTAAAGGTGCTCCGTCTCGTCCAACCCTCGACGATGACGCTCTCACTAAGCTGGGGATCAAAGAACCCCTCGTTCGCCCACTACTCAAAAACATTGCTGAGTTCCGATCCATCGGTGTCTTCCTGTCTACGTTCGTTCAGGCTCCGCTCGACTCCGACGACAGAATGCGGTGCTCTTACAATATTTGCGGAGCAGAGACTTACCGTTTTTCTTCCTCTGAGAACGCATTTGACTCTGGGACGAATCTACAGAACCTCCCGCAAGGAACTGAAGCCAAAGAGCCTGACGACCTTACCCTTCCTAACATACGAAAGATTTTTATACCGGACCCCGGCCACACCTTTTTCGACCTGGACCTTGACCGTGCAGATCTACAGGTGGTGGTTTGGGAAGCCGACGACAACGAACTAAAGGCAATGCTACGTGAAGGAGTCGACATCCATGCAGAAAATGCCAAGGCTCTCGGTTGCACCAGACAAATGGCCAAATCCTGGGTACATGGTACTAACTATGGAGGGTCTCCCCGCACAATGGCTGCCAACTGCGGACTCACTATCAAAGATGCTGAAAGAATGCAGAAGCGATGGTTCATGGTCCATCCTGGGATCGAACGATGGCACAGCAGAACTGAGGCTCAACTTCATACCAAGCGATGTGTCAGCAATAAATTCGGGTATCGCCGGTATTACTTTGACCGTGTTGATGCACTGCTTCCAGAAGCTCTCGCCTGGATCCCTCAGTCAACTGTCGCCTGCGTCATCAACCGAGCATGGGTCAACATCCATCGTGAGCTGCCCGATGTGCAAGTTCTCCTCCAAGTTCACGATTCACTGGCAGGACAGTTCCCCACCGCCAAACATCAGCATCTTGTGCCCGAACTGCTCAAGTTGTCTGCTATCCATATCCCCTACGACGACCCCCTGATCATCCCTGCATCGGTTAAAACCTCCATCAAGAGTTGGGGCGATTGTGGCTAGACATCATAAGGACTGGTTAAATGCTTACATCGAATATGCCTCGTTTAGTGAAGCGCCGCGGCGTATGCACTTCTGGACGGGGATTGCCACTATTGCTGGTGCTCTCCGCCGCCGAGTTTGGCTTGATATGGCTTACTTTAAGTGGTGTGCAAATTTTTACATTGTTATTGTGGCTCCTCCTGGTATTGTCAGTAAATCTACTACTGTGGCTATTGGTATGGATTTACTTCGTAAAGTACCGGGGATAAACTTTGGTCCCCAGGTAGTTACGTGGCCCGCGCTGGTGACGGCATTCGCACAGTGCAGCGAGTCATTCGAGATGGACGGCGAGTGGCATAGTCAGGCGGCATTAACACTTGAGTCGAGTGAATTCGGAAACCTTGTTAACCCTCAAGATAGGGAGATGATCGACCTCCTCGTTACTCTGTGGGACTCGAAGCAAGGTGCCTTCAAAAAGATGACCAAAGGTAGCGGCAATGACTCAATCGAAAACCCCTGGATCAACCTCATCGCCTGCACCACACCTGCGTGGATTGCTGGCAACTTTCCTGAGTACGTTATCGGCGGCGGATTTACAAGCCGTTGTCTCTTCGTTTACACGGAGGAAAAAGAGAAGTACATTGCGTACCCTAATCTCCATGTACCCAAAAACATCGGGAGACAAAAAGAACTCTTGATCCAAGACCTCGAACACATCTCAATTAACCTGATGGGGAACTATGTCCTTACCAACGAAGCCATCAAGTGGGGAACAGAGTGGTACGAGTATCACTACACCCACAGACCGGAGGCTTTGGACGACGATAGGTTCGGCGGCTACATAGCTCGAAAGCAAACCCATATTCATAAGGTTGCGATGGTTATTGCAGCCTCCGCCCGCGACGAGCTTGTCATCACGGACGAGGACCTGAACCTAGCGAATGTGATGGTTACGGACCTTGAAAAAGATATGCCCAAGGTCTTCAACAAAATCGGTCGAACCGAGCAGTCAGTCCAAGCCGAACGCTTCATCAAGTATATCCAGTCCCACAAGCGTGTCAAGTATGAAATGGCATACCAACACTCGCACCTAGCGTTTCCGGGTGCGAAGGACTTTGAAGATGTTTTGAATGGCGCTATCCGCGCCGGTTACGTGGAGCTGGATATGACCACAGATGGGGTCTATATCAGTGCGAAGTTATCTACGTAGATACACCAGCTCGTAATGTACGTATAGAAACGCCCCCGCCTTACCAACGGGGGCTTTCTTTTTAGGCTACAAACGTACCAGCAAGGTCGGTCACTGCCGCGGCGGGTGCCGCCGGCACAGTCACCGTAATCCGGTTACTCTCTGCCGACACAAGACCATCCGCAGTAGTCACATGGACAACATAGACGTTATCCCCTGCGACTGGCGAGGAGTCCGAATAGCTGTTACCCGGCGGCACCTCCGCCAGCATCGTCCCATTCCGTACCACAGTCACCTTTGTAATGTCCGTCGGCGCCAGGGCAATCCCATTCGTCCGCTGGGTCGGAAGGGTCCACGTAAGATTAATCTGCACACTCTTCTCCTTAAAGTTAATAATAACACCTACCCTAAGCAGGGCACGCTTCGGCGGCTTTCTATGGCGCCCGAACATCTTCATCTAGCCTTCTACACATCGCCACTACGGCATCGGCAGATCGTGCAAGCAGCTCAAGGCTTGGTCCGAGGTTGAGGCCTTGCTCAGGCAGTCCATCGCTTTGAGGTAGGCTCCCTGTGATGGCAGCCGGACCTCGGGGGGCGGTGGTCGCTGTGGGCAAGGTGCCGGTGCTAGTGGCTGGGCGGCACACCCGAATAGGCTGGATACTAGGCTGATCGTGATTAGCCGCCGACTCCAAGTGATAAGCGATGTTAGCTGTTTCATATCTCTTCTTCCATTCTTCCTCTTTCTTCTCTGCTGCCACTCTGGCTGATTCCAGCGCTGCCGCATCGGCGGCTCTCTGCCTTGCCAAACCCTCTTGAATCCCGTGATGGTGCATGAATCCATTGCTGAGGATAAACGCAGCGACAACGCCGATGTAAAGGTAAACCCTAAGACTGAGGGGGAACATCTTTCTTACCATTCAAAAAGCCTAGCACTGCTGTACCTACACCCGCAGCCAGGATGATCGTTCCATAGTGTTTGCGAGTTAGGACCTGTTCAACTTGATCCTTATAAAGGATGATTGCGCCGCCCATCACCTGCAGCGCACCCAGCGTTTTCGTCTTATGATTCTTCCACCAATGTGCAAAAAAATTCTTCATATCAATGACCTCCAGTTAGGGAGCTGGAAATGGGGGAGTTCGCTGAACTCCGCATCTGGCGCACCATACCATACCA